CCCCCTGTTTCGAATAACTTTACCGACATGTTATTCTACTCTACTCCCTTCTCTCTGGTTTCGATAGTCTCTGAACGTTCCTAATTATAACTTTATTTTATATCACGCAACACTTCCTTAATGCTGCTAAAATCAAATAACTCACCTTTCCCCTCACAGTATTTGCTTTTTATCTTTAATTCTAACTTCAGTATATCTATTGTATTACCAAATGCTACTGAGTGTATAGATCCCAAAGCTCCTGCTCTTCTAAGTTCATTCTGTCTTTTCCGTAAATTACAAGTAACTCCTATTTTAGCCTTAGAGTTTCCCCAGTAAATTAGATATAAATGAAGATTATCCACTCCAATGGCTTTGTATCTAGTAACTAAGCTGTTTAAGTTTGTGGATGCTTTCTGAAAATTATTCTCACCAATTTTAGCTAGAGCAAGATTTCTCTCTGTATTTCTTTTTGAGGTTTTCAACTTCTCGACTTCACTTTGCCATATATGCTTACCTTGCTCCACTAAACTTCTCATCCTTTCAGAACTTCGAATTGCATTTTTCTTTATGAACTCTTTATCTTGGAATACATTTAAACCCTTAGCTGAAAGTTCATGTAAGCGTTTAGATTGAGCCTCAGAAATTTTTCTCCTGACTTCCTCTGACTTGGTTGGATTATTTTCAGTATTACTATGTGAGGTTTTACAAGAATAATTACAGTAAATCTTATACCCCATATACAATTTATGCCTTAACTCTGTAGGTTTTCCACACCATAGGCAATTTTGTTTACTATCCTTATTTCCAAAAACAACTAAGCTGTAATATTCGGCTAAAGACAGGTTGTAAACTTCCTGGAGATATTTTGGTAATTCAGAAGCGTACTTAAGGCTTTCATCTCCTTTTATTTGCACGACATACTTCCTACCTATCATTTTTATTTCTCCAGGGTTTATACATTCTAATTCTACATTTTTCATCTTCATTAGTTTTTTTTTAGTTATAATTAGACTTCGCTGCTGATTCCACAAGGTCACCACACACAAGGGTTCCAGCAATTAAGGAGGTTTATACTGGGCATTTTACGCTCTATTCACCCAGTCCTAAACTTCTGTGTCTCCTAGCGAATTTATTAACAGCCTCTAAACCAGGAATCCCAGCAGAGTTCTCTATAAATTCAGACATAACAGCGTCTAGGAAATAAATAGCTAGTTTTACTGTATCTGTATTCTTCCACTCATCGTAAAGCTCTAAGTTAAGTGAAGATAAGCAACATACAAAGCTTTCATCTTGATTATCAGGAAGTTGCACTTCATTACAATTCAAAGTCTGGATACCATTACATACAAAAACATGCTCATCTGTTTCAACTGTAGGACAAAAAACATCTTGATTACTATGGAATTCTATGCTTTCTACTGGAGAATAGTTTCTAGTGTTATCTCTGTAATTTTCTGATAACTCTAATTTAACCCCTTTTCGATCTAAGAATCCAGTCATTTGATTTACTTTGACGCAATCTGGTTTATTTCCTATAGCTAGTTTATAACACTGTTTTGTTTCGTATAATTTCTGACCACCTTTACCATCTGGCATTAACCTAGGACCACCAGATCTACCTTTATAAATAGCAGGTCTGATTCCTAAATTATACATCAACCTTTGTAATTGCTTTAAGAAATTTAAGTCAACGCTAGAATAATAAAGTTGAATCGGGCTCCCTTTCTCTGGGAAATCATACATATAAACGGAACCATCACCCTCTAACAATGACTGAACATATCTCCATTGAGTCCTCTCGTCACTTCTCCAAATCCAATCCGGTATTTCACCCTTCTTAAATCCTAAATTATTCTTACTGAACAGATTAGTACCTAATCGCTTCTTAGCTTGACTTCCAGTTCTAACCGCACAGTCTGAGAATTTAGGCGTATCTCGGTGACGTTGTCCCATTACTTCACCTGCTTTATTTCTCAGATCGTAAGTATTTCCACCATAAGCTGAATAAACCCTAGTGAAAGTCTCATGAATCTCATCTAACTTATCAAAACTATTTTCCCAAAGGTCTATGAAGGTTCTCTCTCCATGTTGAGTTCCATCTGAGTGATACCAACCTAATAAATAAGCTAAGTCATAATTATCCTCAGTTCCAAATAATCCTTTAGACTCTTGAAGTACAACCTTATCTCCGACTTTTAAATCTTTTAGAGCCACTTCCCTATATTGACCACCATACCCAACTACTTTAACTTTATGGTAATCCGTTATAGTATGTTCCATTCCATTTTTGAGAGTTACCTTATAAGTAGGCACATCTTTCTCTCTTAACTTCATAGGTGACGACTTAACTGGATTTCTACCATCAAATAAAGTTAGTTCAGTTCCAAGGTCATATAATTCTTTAGCAGTCAGGTATCCATAATTGCTTACAACTCTATCTGAACCTGCAATACACAAATTAGAGTGAGTTATCTGCATCTTCTTATCCTTATACACCTGAGGTTTGTTTTTGTTTACATTATCAGTGAAGAATAGATACGGTAAACCTTTTTGTTGTCTACTTTCTAGAACCTTAGCCCATATCCTTCTTTTCTCCATATCACCATCCACCATCTCTTGCATCCAGTAGTCAGGTATACATGCTCCAGTAAATAAGTTTTGTATAGGATTCCCGATATCTCTAATCTGCAAGAACTCTTCAAAATCTGGATGGTCTATGTCAAGGTATGCTGCAAAGGCTCCTCTTCTTGTCAATTTTGTTCCACCAAGGTCGCTAATCTCGGTGCGTTCTCTGATGAACTGCTGTAAGTTTTCCCTACATGCTCAGACTATATCTTTACCAATTAAGGCAGCGTATGTTTCCCCTCGCTTGAAGGTACTCCCTAAGGATAGTCGTTGAACCCTTCCCATTTTACAGGGACTCCGGCTGCTGATTACCCAATACTAACAATTTTCAAACATTCACACTTACCTTTTCAGATTATGTTGTAGTTTGCTAGTCTCTAAGGGTGTCCCAGCAATTAATACGCTAGTTTTACAGGTATCCCCAAGAATAAAACTTAAGATCCCTGTGACACAACACCCATAGTCGTATCAAAAATCTGCATAAAAGGAACTGGACCAGAAGATTCACCATTATCCTTGATTTTAGCTCCTCTTTCTCGTATGTTCCCAAAATAACCAGAAGTTCCACCACCTATCTTAGTCTGCATTGTAACCTCTTTCAGCTTATCAGAGATTAGGTTTAGTGAGTCTGGAACGTTAACTCCGAAACAAGAAATGGGCAAACCTCTCTGTGTACCCATGTTAGCCCATATAGGTGAACTTAAACTCATCCAACCATTCCAGACAATCTCTTTAAACTTTTCCTTAAGGTCAGGGCGTTTTAGTCTCTTGGCAGCTGCAGAAGTTATCCTCTCAAGTGCTCCATCTAGGTTTTCTCCTCTAAGTAAGTAACCTCCATTTAGCATTCTAGACGATTCTTCATTGAACCACCAAGGAACTTTAACGTCCTGATTTTCATTTGTTAAACTCATATATAGATCTATTTTTGTTACATCTTCTCTATATATAAGTCTTTACCCTATAACTCTAGCCGGTCAGAACTTTCAAATCTTTTTCCACATCTCTTACAGTCTCATCGAACCACTCCTTGTCTTCATCATTAAAGTTCTCATATTCACCTAGAAGTTCTGCATACGTACCACCAAAGCCATCATAAGGGGAATAGTAATATCTCTCAAGCATCCCTTTCTCATCATCTAAAATCAACTCATCATAATCACCATTGAGTAGAACAACAGTATCCTCCTCCTTTACGTACCTTATTTGTATATCCTCGTCCCAGTAATCTTTAGGTGCTCCATGTAATCTATAAGCCCTAACTATTTTCTCTAACTGTTCAAGGCTGCTATCTGAGAATTTTTCAAGGCCTACTATTACAATTCCATATTCTTCCATATCTTTTCTTTTGCTATTAGTTCTTCTTCTATGGTTGGGAAAGGTCTAACAACGTCTCTAGGTACATAAAAGTCTTGTTCACAGTCAGGATAATCGAGTAAACCTAATGTTACTGAATCTCCTTTGTCATGGTGAACTAAATAAGGCTCTCTATCTGGATCATCTACAAAATACATAACTTTCCAGCTCTCTAATATCTCTTGTTTACTTACCTGTTGAACCATAACCTCCTGATCCTCTATCTGTTTCACTTAATTCTTCCACCTCTTCAAACTCAATCTTAGGGTACGGGATAATTATAAGTTGAGCAAATCTTTCACCTAACTCGTATATCTCCGGATCCTCACATGTTGGGTTGAATACAGACTTTATTGGACCTCTATAGTTTGAATCGATTACACCTACAGAGTTTGTCATTTCTAGATCTTTCTTACAAATTGAACTTCTAGGGAATAACAACCCAACATAACCATCCGGGATTTCCAGTGCAAGGTCGCTAGTGTATATGTACTGTCCCTTCTCGTTTACTTTATAGGCTGTTGCTGTAAGGTCTAATCCTGCATCCCCATCCTTAGCATATTTAGGGATTACAGCGCTTTTGTCTAGTCTTTTGATTTTTACTTTCATAATGTTTCTTTTTAGTTGTTATCTTCTTGTTCAATTAACGGTAGGTGTCCTTTTTGTTTTAATAGCTCGTATAGGAATAATCTACCCTTCTGAGTCCATCTTGTGTGTAACTGATCTCCCTTTCTTCCGTCTTTGTAAGTAATTGGAGTAGTGTGGGATTTAGTGTAGCCAAGCTTAGCATACTCTTTATACAGAATCCATTGACCGCTTTGTTTGAACTGTATTTTATTTTCGTGTAGCAGCTTGTTTAACTCTTGAGCTGTCATTCCATAATCCTTAGCTATTTGAGTTACTGTAATTGTGTCTGTTGAAGCTAGAATCTGGTCATAATAAGTAACTTTAGGTTCATACTCAGCTATTAGGACATTCTTCACTTCAATTTCACCTTTAAGCTTTTCATTTCTCTCTACTTCATCTGCATAGGCTCTTAAGGCTTCAACTAAAGTCAGTCTCGGATTAACCTTTGTCTGAGCATTCTCTAACTCTTCCCATCTTAAGATTAACTTAGCTCTGGTTTCATCATTCCACTTAGTAGCTACATATAACACTTCTCGCTTATCTAGTTGGTATTCAGGAAGTTTTCTACCAGTTGGATCTTCATATTCACTGAGCCCAAATTTGGACTGAGTAATTTTCTCCCAGGCAGGCTCCATATTTCGGATATCTCTCAGTACATGTTTATGCAACTTTCCTGTTAACTCTGCTATTTCTCTACTTGACATTTTAGGTGAGTTACTATTATTCGATTCACCTACTACTTCTTTTAATAATTCCATTGTCTTTATACTATTTTATTTATTATTTTAACCAGTCCAACTTTGGTCTTGTTAATTTCACTCAGCTCACTTTTGAGCCCAGTAACCAATCTAAAAGTGAATCCGTTAATTTACTTAGATTTAACTACTTGATACTGAACATATCTCCAATTTAGGATAGTTGTACTTTTTAACTAACTCAAAAGTGAGTCCGTTAAACCCCTTTCTCCTTCCATGGCAGTATTCCGTTCTCTTTTAGTATGTCGTAAATAAAAGCTCTACCCATAGGAGTCCACTTAGGGCTAATCATGTAATCTTTGTGACCTGTTGGGATAGCTTCTACGTAACCTTTACCTTGATATTCTACACAGAGTTTCCACGCTTGAGCTCCATTAGGTTTATAGATGATTCCTAGTGCTTTCAGTTTATTGTTTAAGGCTTGAGCTGATAAGTTATATTCACTGGCTATCTCTCTAGTTGAGTATCTGCAGTTCTTTCTCTTCAGGATATCCTCTCTATACTTTGAAACTCCCTCTTTTAGAACAACTCTTGCAGGCTTATCTTCCTCTACAACTTCTGGTTCTACTGGGAATAAGTCGTTAATATCATCAGTTATCTCCTTTCTCATTTCCCCAAGTACTTTATCAGCTAGTTTTGACATTCGATTTGCTTTAACTTGATCTAATAGTTGTTCTAAAGCTGATTCATAGTCTGACGGTAGAGTATAGGCCTTTTCATCTTCAAATTTTCTCCAGGTTTCTATAATCTTAGCTCGGATTCTATTGCTGTAATTAACTGTTGCGTATAGAGTTTCTTCTTTGTTTAGCAGGTACCCATTTTCGTATCTCTCAAATTCAGCTCCAAATACCGCTCTCCACATCCCTTCAACTCCTTCAATGTCTCTAAGTAAAATATCATGGCTTTCTCCTGTCAAGCTTGCGATCTCTTCTGATGTCATTTTAAGTAATCTCATGTCGTTTAGTATTTGATGTTAGCGACTCCGTAATGTTGTAAAGTTAAGACGATCTGATCTGTATCTATAAACCCTGGCAGTAGTCTTCTTAACTTCGCTCCTTTGAAATAAATATAATCTCTATCAGCTGTAATCTTTTCTGTATACGATTCATTAGAGTTAGCTGAGAAAGTTAGTCCGTTAATTCTCTTTATTGTTTTTCTGTCTATTGTCACCATAATGTTGTTGTTTTGAAATGTTAATAAAAATGAGAGAGAAGAATCGTTATGTTGACTCCTCTCCCTCTCTAGTTATGAAAAAAGTTAAAAATGTCTAAAATAAGCTCTCTGCATCAAACGGCTTATCATGCTTAGTGTACGCTGTAGGTCGTTTAGCAAAGAAATCATCAGACTCCCCAGAAAATACCTCTTCATCAAACCACTTCATTTTACTGTATTGTTCTGCTGTGATGTTGTATATTTTATTGTAACCCATTTGTTCTAAGGCTGTGTCTACTCTGAATTTCATAAAGTTAACTACATCCTCCTTAGTGTACCACTCAAACTCACCTTCTTCAAATATCCAGTCTAGTAGCTCAGATTCGTAAGCTATGTAGTCTTTTATGATTTCTTCTACAGCCTCTTGACTCTTCTTCATTTCTGGGTGTTCTTGGAAAATTTGGTTGAGAATGAAAATACCAGCATTAGAGTGCCCCTGCTCATCAATACTACTCCATGCTATCATATTTGCTATATTTTTCATTGCTCCTTTAAATCGGGACATAGCTAGAATATTTGCAAACTGACTAAATAAGCTAGAGTTCTCGATAACAATTACAAAGAAGAACAACTTATCTACGAAATCAATATCTGGACCAAAATGCTTTTCGAATAACTCAAGTTTCTTCTTAAATACTGGAATTTCTAGAAGCTTTTTAAACTCGTCATTATACCCCATAACTTCTATTAATCTAGCATAAGCGTCACTATGCCTGCAATTGCCTGATACAACCACACTCTTATTTCTTCTGACTATAATGCACCCAGATGGAACTGTTACGCAATATACAAAATCATCATAATCCACTTCAACCCTTTTTGGATAGGTGGCTATATCTCTAGGTGTGATACATAGTGCCCAACAAGTTTTAGCTGATTTTCTAACCGGATTTGTACCTTTGGGATTAACTACTTTTAAACCTTGCTCAGCTGTTCTGTTGATTCCTTTACATGTTCTATAGCCCGAGATTGCACATATTTCTATTACTTTATTTATTGCTTCTTCTCGACTGTTGTAGTAAGTAAAGTAATCAAGGCCAGGTTTAGTTGAGCTATCCCAAAATTTAAGCTCCTCTAAAAACTGTTTCCCCCAATTAGAGTCTACCTCTTCTAAATTAATGTACTCGAATGTTTTTATTTTTTGAATCTCCTCCAAAGTAAGAAAGTCTTTCAGTGAACCTCTCATACCTGTCAAGCCATTACCCCAAGGAAAAGTAGTATACTCTATTCCAAGTTCAGTTAAAAAACCTGCAAACCTCTCAATCTTACGCTCCTTCTTAAATGCTACCATAAAATCCAACCTTCCCTGTGCAGCTCCTGAGGGAGAATTGCCGTGTAGGTGTCCATCCGCTTGAAGTGCGATAAGAAGTCTATCTAATGTAGTGAATTCTTTATCTCCCTGCTTGTAACCAGCTACTGGAGCAAAATAATCTCTCCCCCATTTCCCATTACAGGATTTAACTTTCTTGACTTTTCGTGAATGCAACTCGGCTACTACTATATCATGCTCAGGAGTTACCATTAAATCCATAGTTCTCCCTTTGTAATGATGCATCTTACCTTTAAATGGTTTTGTAATGTATTCGGTAGGCTTCACAAAAGTTACAAATTTATCGCTTATCTCATATTGCGCAACTAAATCATCCTCAGTTAAATCCCTAAAATACTTAAACCCACTGTTAGTCAAAATCTGCGTATCCTTATCAAAGCACTCTGACTCCGCAAATGTCGCTCCAAGGTTATTAAATTCAGGTTTAGGAAGTACTTTATGAATATCTCCCCAGAAAGGTTTAACTGCAACTTCAACCTGAGCAATAGCCAAAGCGTTTCTCTTAATACACTCTTGTTCGTGCGGTTTTAGTTTGGTTTTAAAATCCTGAACATCTGCATCAAAGTTTACCTCAGAGTGTACCCAGAAAGTTTTATTCATTGCGTCTATAAACTGTTGAACCTCTGGGTATTCGAAAGGTTTATATTCTACTCTCTTCTTAAAAATGTCTCTACTCATAATAATTTTCTTTTGGTTGTTCTAATTTTAAAATAATGTCTATAGTTTCTGATATCTTTTGACACCCTTCTTCGTACATAAGCTCATCAACTCCTTCCTGTTTCAGAATCTCCAGTGCACCTACCATGGTTTCCCTGAATCCTACCTCTGTGGCAAATGCTAGATCCCTGAAGAAGTTTAAAACCGACTCCACTGCATCTACTACCTCTAAATACCAGAAGTAATCCTTTCCTATTCTATCTCTTAAGTCTATCTTCAACTCCCATATCGGACGTAATTTTTCTGGCGCAGTTATAGACCATTTCTCTTCCTTAACTAGATCTACATAAGCCTTAAGCATGCCTTCTTTTATCAAGTTGGAGTCGTCCTTGTATTTTTCCAGTAACTCAACTGCTCTACTCATATAATTTGTTTTTTTTT